TAGGAACTGTAACCACAACAACTCACGCTACCGACCCTGTAATGCCAAACGTTACAACATCACAAGTAGGGCATCTTGCAGTAGCACTTATTTTTCAGGCAGACGATAATACAATGGGTGCTCCAACGGGAGTTACAGGTGGAACGTGGACTCAAAGAGTATTATACGAACAATTAGCTACAACGCCCGATAGCGCATTAGCACTTTATGATTGTACACCAACAGCAAATCCCGGTACTGTTTCGGGCGGTACTATTGCAACAGCGAATGACCCAACAGGGAGTATTGGTTTTTCTATTGGTTATATAAACATAGCACCAACAACAGCTTTAAATAGTCCTAATGATTTAGCAACGGGAGTAAGTGTAACACCAACTTTAGCATTTACAGGAACGGATACAGAGAGTGATGCAGTAGAGTATGAGGTAGCGATATTTGATAAAACACCCGATTGGGTACAAGTAGGGAATGGATTAGCTATTGCAAATGTTGGTACTCCTACTCTGGCTTCGCTATCAAGTACCAGAGTAGCATTTATTGATGCAGGCAACGACCAATTAAGAACTTATGATTGGAATGGTACTAATTGGGCTCAAGTAGGAAATTCATTAGCAATTACAAGTTCGGGTTCAAATTTTATTACGGCTTTATCAGCTACAAGAATAGCATATATTGATGATCTTGAGGCATCATTAAAAGCATACGATTTTGATGGTACTAATTGGATTCAAGTAGGTAATGGATTAGCAATTACAAATCCAAATCGACCTGCACTTGCCTCATTGTCGGCTACGGTAATAGCTTATGTAGATGCAGGTAATGACCAATTAAGAACTTATAATTTTGATGGTACTAATTGGAGTCAGGTAGGAAATGGATTAGCAATTCCAAATATGGAACGACCTTCACTTGCTTCGCTATCAAGTACCAGAGTAGCATTTATTGATGCAGGCAACGACCAATTAAGAACTTATGATTGGAATGGTACTAATTGGGCTCAAGTAGGAAATAGTTTAACAATAATTAATACAGGAGAGCCTTCACTTGCTTCGCTATCAAGTACGAGAGTAGCATTTATTGATGGTTTAAACGACCAATTAAGAACTTATGATTTTAATGGTACTGATTGGATTCAAGTAGGTAATGGTTCTACGATTACTGTGCTTGCTCCTTCACTTGCGTCATTATCAAGTACCAGAGTAGCTTTTATTGATAGTTCAAATGACCAATTAAGAACTTATGATTTAAACCTACCGATAATAACAACCCTTTCCACCACCGATGCAGGGTTTACAGCAGGGCATCCGTTTGCGAGTGGAGTGCAAAAGGAATATACTGTACAAAATCCTTTAACCGAAGAAACACAGTATTTTTGGAGGGTAAGAGCCATTGACCCATCAGGCAGCAATACTTATGGCGCTTGGAGTGCTGTTAGAAGCTTTACAACGGAAGCAGGGAATCCGATACTAATACCACAGCAAACAAACCACGCACATACGGCAGATAATGTTGTATTATCAGGATTAGGGGTTATTGCTTTAGATATTAGTTATATAGTTGATGAATACGCACAATCTAATTTTAATACATCTTTTGGTTTGGATGGCGCTACATCAAATGGTACAGCGGTTGGACAAGCATTTACAGGTAATGGGAGCAAATTATATAAAGCAAAATTTTATATAAGTAAAACAAATTCACCGAGTGGGAATGTTTATGCGAAATTATACGCACTATCAGGAACTTATGGGGGAACAGCAATACCAATAGGGAGTGCTTTAGCAACCTCTATTCCGATAGATGCTTCAATAATACCTCTAACTAAGAGTTGGGTAGAATTTTCGTTTTCAGTTGATTATACTCTTGTTAATGGAACAAAGTATTTTATTGTTATTGAGCATTTAAATACAAATGCAGCTAATCATTTATCTATTGGAGTAGATAATAGTACATCAACTCATAGTGGTAATTATGCTTTATTTAACACATCTTCAAATCCGTCAGTATGGGTTGGTTTTGATTTTGGTCAAGATTTAATATTTCAAGTTAATAGTTTATTATTACATAACCATTCAGCCGATAATGTTACTTTGTCGATAGTTATAATTTTAGTTGTACAAGAAGCATCACATAACCATATTTCGGATAATGTAGTAATAGTACCAAAATACAGTCTTTCAGTAAATCAAACTTTACATAACCATAGTGTAGATAATGTAGCCATAACACCAAAATATACATTAGCAAGTAATCAAACGGTACATAACCATATTGCTGATAATATAGTTATAACACTATCTTATACGATAACAGTACAAGAGAGTTTACACACTCATTCAGTAGATGCAGTTGTAGTAACATCAAAATATACACTTGCAGTAAACGATGCCGTTCATTCGCACACTACTGACAATGTATTGATAGTCCCTAAATATATTTTATCTACAAACAATGCAGTTCATCCACAAGTAAGTGATAATGTGAGTATTGCAGTTAAGTATATTGTTACGATAAATGATGCATTACATAGCCATAGTGTAGATAATATTATTGTAGCCCCAAAATATAATTTAGTACTTCAAGAGAGTAGCCACACCCACCAAACAGATAATGTAATATTAGATGTAGCTAAGTTATTAGTAGTTGCAGATACCACACATTTACACACCGCAGATAATACAGCTATTGTACCGAAATACAATTTGGTAGTAGCAGATGCAAATCACACACATTTAGTAGATAACACAGTTTTAACAGTTGGTTTAATAACCTTAACTGTTTCAGATTCATTGCACCCACATAATACTGATTCAATAGACTTGCAAGAGGGTAATGTTTTAGTTGTTCAAGAAGCATCACATAGCCATATTTCGGATAATGTAATAGTAGCGTCTAAATATAGTTTAGTTGTATTAACCACTGTTCATAATCATAGTGTAGATAATGTAGTAATAGTACCAAAATACAACCTTGTAATAAGCGAAACATTACACAATCATTTAGTAGATGCCGTAATTCTAACAACTAAATATAATTTAATAGTTGCGGGTTCTTTACACGCTCATTTAGTAGATGCAGTAATTATTGTGCCTAAATATAGTTTGGTTATTTATAAAGCATTACATAGCCATAGTGCAGATAATATTGTTTTAATAGCAGAATTAATAACATTAACTATAAATGATTCTTTACATAGTCATTTAGTAGAAAATGTAGTTTTACAAAGTGGTGCAGTTTTAATAGTCCAAGAAAATAATCATAATCACACTTCGGATAATGTAATTCTAACAACTAAATACGATGTAGTAGCTCAAGAAACTTTACACAACCATTCAGCAGATTCAATAACTCTACAAATTAGTACTGTATTAGTTATACAAGATAGCGCACATAATCACGTTTCAGATAATATTGTTTTAGAAGTTAGTGTAGTTCTAGTAGTTCAAGATGCCAACCACGTTCATTTAGTAGAAAACCTATTATTAACTACTAAATATGATGTAATAGTTGCGGATTCTTTACATAGTCATTTAGCAGATAATTTAGATTTACAAGAGGGTAATGTTTTAACGGCACAAAGTAGTTTACATAGCCATAGTGTAGATAATGTTGTAGTAGCTATTAAGTACAGTTTAGTAGTCCCCGATTCTTTACATAGCCATTTATCAGAAAATGTAATACTTGTCTATGAATATTTAATAGTTAATGATAGCACCCATAATCATATTGCGGATAATGTTGTTTTAGTACCACCGCATTATGGTTTATATGAAATACTGGAGTTAAATTCTATAATTACGAACACTATAAGCGGAGAGTCATTTTTTATAACTGAAATCACATTAGAAAGTAAGATAACAAATATTATTAACCTTAAATCATTTATTTATGAGTAGTATTTATGTGGGTCAAACAGACCTAAAAATTAGATTAACTACTGGGAGAGTTAAACAAGTTGGAGATGTGGCTGAAATTCACTACAAAAAACCTACTGGCAAAACTGGATTTTTCCCAGCAACATTTTACGATGATGCCAAAGGTATTATCGAATACACAGTACAGAGCGATACAGACATTGATAAAGATGGAATGTGGCTTTTCTGGGCGAAGATAACAGATGCTAGTAATAAAATATCGATTGGGGAAGCGACTAATAGGTATATAAAAAAAATTGGGGAGATATGAAACTAGAGATTAAAGATTATATTATAATTAGTTTGCTTATTTTATTCGTTTTAAGCGGTGTTTTTTATAGTAGTGGTATAAAGACCTTAAAAAAAGAAAATAAAGAATTGCAGACCACCATTGAAGCTAATAATAAGCAAATTGACGCTCTTTCTACCGACATTTCTAATCTTAAAAGTGAAATCGCTCAGGAATTAGTTATCGTTGAGGAACAAAAAAAGGAATTATCAGAATTAAAAACCAAAAATCAATCTATTGTAAGAAAATATGAAAAAATCCTATCTGGTTACAACACTCTTAGCTCTGATGATAAGTGGGCTTACTTTCGCACAATCATTAATAACTGAAATTGAGCGAGATTCAATCGTTTCTAAAATTATTCGTGGTAATGAATGTATAGAAAAATTAAATCTAGCAAATGCAGTTATCGAGCAAGCGGACTCTGTTATTGATTCACAAAACAATGTAATTGTGGCTCAAAAGGTAATTATAACTAAACACGAGAAAATTGGTGCTTTTTATAAGGAAAACGAAATTAATCTTAATAAAATAATAGCAAATGAGAGGGCAATCGGTAAAAAGTATAAGCGAAAAAATATCGGTTGGTTAATTAAAGGTGTTGCTATTGGTGTGGTGGGAGGTGTTTTATTAAGGTAATATCGTATAGGTAAAAAGAAAAGGGGGATAAAACCCCCTTTTTTTATAGCTACTGAGCTACACACAAAAGCCCCAGTTAATCCTTTTTTATTGTGCGTTTGCTATAAAATTGTTATTCAAATGCAAAACAAATATACAAATTTTATTTATCGTAATTGTAAATTTTAATAACAGACCTTACAATTAAAAATAATATCCCAAATTTAATTAACCAAATTGAGAATATAAGCTCTGGAATTGTTGTTTTCGGCTCTACAAATAGCAATGGTATTCCTATTACTATAAATAATATTCCTAAAATTACATCTATTTTTTCCATAGTTTAGATATTGATTCCCATAATAATTGAATTGTTACTACAACAAATAATATCGCTAAGATAATCATTCCGACTGTATTAACTTGCTCTAAGTTTTCCATAATTTCTGTATTTATTATTAAACATCCGTTTATACCCTAGTTATACATAATTAGTTTGCTAAAATCCTTCATCAATACATTTGTTGCACCAATCACCTTCATTCCTAACAGGAATAGTTCCACAATTTTTACAAACTAACTGTTCGCTTTGCTGTATAACTACACCTAAACTTAATTTTTTAACTTTCATTTCTGCGTATTCTTCCGCTATATTAGCACATTGTGACGCTATTATCTCTTTTCTTGGATTAGTATCTAACCATTTTTGAAATCTATCTATTAATTGTTTTCTTTCTTCTATCATAATTTTGTATTTTAATCGTTAAAAATCTAAGTTTAGCTGTGTGCCGTTAGGTGCAATGCTAACAAAAAGCACAGCACCAACTATTAGTTTTTGGATAGTAATGATAGTTTTTAGTTTTACAATTAGGGCAAGTTTTTAACGCACTACCACTAACATTAGGTAAAAGTAATTTTAACCTATCAAGTTCCTTTTGTGTTTTTTCAATTTCTATTTTTATTAAGTCCGCTACTGTCATTTTATTTTGTGTTTAGTTAAAACTACTCTTACCCACGTCCGTTGTAGGCAATTAGTTTGCTCCTATACGCTACATTTAGCATTTCCGCAATGATAACCACCTGTTGTTTTTACTAATCTACTTCCGCAAGAGCAAACTAACTGTTCGCTTTGCCCTACAACTACACCTAAACTTAATTTTTTGACCAACTTTTGTGCTTCAAAAACTACTTCATCCATTTCACTAATTGTCAATATTAAGTTGTGTTCTTGATTTAAGAAGTTAAAAAACTCTTGATAATCTTCCGCTAATTCTTTTTGTATATCTCTCATAATTTCTATATTTTAATCGTTAAAAATCTAAGTTTAGCTGTAATCCGTTATAAGTAAGCTGCTACGACCGTTCCTTGAAATTAAGTTCTATCAAAATGAACCTTCCTTCTTCGTTGTTTAATTCTCGCAAAAGGTCGTGTCCTCCAATTGTCAAGTTAGTATCGTAATCTGTTCCAGTTGTCCAAGAAGAATAAGCGTATCCATTGGCTTCATAACTTGCATCAACGCTTCCGAAAAGTTTCTTTAAAAACCCTTCAAGTATTTCTTCTTTCGTGCAAACATTATCAGATAAATAATATCCAACTTGGATTTCCATATTTGGAAAACTTTCGGTAGCTTCTTTAAATCTTCCTACAAGGTCTATTTTATACCCATCTTCTTGAACCAACTTAATTGTTTGCCAAATGTCAGTCCAACCCTTTTCAATTCTGCCTTTTAATTCTACTGTTATCATTTTTTTTTAAATTTAAGTTTCGTTTTTAATTAACCGCAGCCAGCTTATAACAGGGTTTGTAGCAAAAAGGGTGTTCGTGCTACATCGAACATTGTGCTTCTAAATCCCTTTCAGCTACAAACCGCAAACCGTTGTAAGTAATGCTATAATTCCGATGGGAAATACCATTTTTTACACTTACTACATTGTGTTTGTTTATTACCTTTAGCTACTTCACTTTCTGCAAACTCAACCCACTTTAAGTAGTTAAGTTTTTCTTGTTGGCTATTGTGCCTACATTCCACAGCACTACTTACAACACGTTGTATAAGTAATTGCTTAGCTTGGTTTAATTCTGTTTGTGCCTCTGCTAAATCAACAGAGAAGTTTCCTCCAAGATAATTACCTTGTTCAATCATTATACATTCATTCAATAAATTTTGTAATTTCATTAAGTCCATATCTATTATTTTTTAGTTAATTAATCGCAAATACTCATACAACGAAACCGCAGTTATGCACAAGCACTACTGACCGATTCCAAAGATAGATTTCATCCCCATTAACATTTTAGTTTCGCCCTTGTATCCTTTCTTAAAATGAAAGTTCCCGACCGAAAAACCAAAAGGAAAATCTATTAATTGACCGCTTCCGTAAATGATTATGCTTTTAATTCCACCGTATTTATTTATCATATCCATAATTATTTGCCTTTGAAATATCTTGTTTGTTGGCACTAAGTAGCTCACATTGTCAGCGAGTTCAAAGCCTTTTCTTAAAAAGTCCTCAAAGATGCTGTAAGGTGGGTTTCCTATTATCCAATCTACTTTCTCATTGTACATAAAAAAGTCTTTACCCTCTCTTATTTCGCAATAATCACGGTTATATTCAGGCAAATAATTATAGAACGCTCCATCGCCCTTACAAGGGTCAAGGCATTTTCCTTTTGGGTTTAGCCAACGCACAATATGCTCACTAACATAGGCAGGTGTATAAACTATATCTGCAGGTAAAACGGGCTTATCCCAAAGTGTTGTTTGTATATTCATATTAAAATTCTCGTTTAATTAAATTTTACCATCGCTCGTTAAAAGTTAAGGTTTTTCGTAAATATTTCCAATTACTTCAAGGCTATCATTTGAATAGTAATCACCATCACCATAAGTAGCAGATATTGGCTCATATCGGTTTATTTTACCATCAGTCCAAATAAGCCAAAATTGACAAGCCTCTTGTTTAAATATCACAAACATTGTTCTAACTCCAGCTCTAATAATATCACCTTCATAAATTGGTTTACTGTTACAATCGTGTATCCCTGTAAACTGCATCAACGGAGTCCCTTCATGATATTTAGTTGTATTTACGGTTAATGAAGCTGTATCCTTTGGATTTAATCCATCTCCATTTTCAGGATTTACATAAAAAGTTCCAAACTTTCCGCTGGTAATATCATAAACCATTTTCATCCCATTCCAAATTCTAAAATTAATTGTTCTCATTTTTATAGTTTTTTAGTTAATAATTCCCTACTAATCTTAGGTTTGTCAGTTAAAAAGTGTTGTTTGGTTTATATTTACTCGGTTTTTTTGTCTGTTTTGTGAGTGATGTTTTGCATCATAACTTAAATGGCATTTTTGACAAAGCGCTCTTAAATTAAAAAAGCTGTTATTTTCAATATTATGGTCTAAGTGTGCCACAGTTAGTATTACTTTGCTTCCAGTTAATGGGTTTGGTTTATAATTTTCAACACCGCAAAACTCACATTTATTTTTAGCACGGAAAAAACGAATAAACTTACTTCTTAACTTCCAATCTTTACAGTAGTTTTTATAATCTATTGGCATAATGTTTAGTTTTTAATTATCCACAACGTACTATAACATATGCTATCAGCAATTTGCAGACGTTTAGTTTTAAATATTAATAAACTATTCTTATTTTTGTATTATTATCTATTTCAAATAAATCATCTTCCGATAATTCAATGAAATTATTCCATCCGCTAAGCATATCTAATAAAGTTGATACACTATCTATTTCATTATCCCAAGCAATAATATCTCCTCCTTTAAGCTCTAAGATAAGCTCTTCTAATTTATCCCATTCACAATTCTCAAAATAATTAACAGCTCTTTCCCCAATTAAAATGTGTTTTTTCATATATTTATATTATTATATTTCTTTTATATAAGCCCAATGTGATTTCTGATTGAACGTGTGCATTTGCTAATTCTAAATTATCAAATACCTGAACATCTCCGTTGATTGTGTTTGTTACTCTAGTTTTCATAATTTTAATGTTTGTTGATTTTTATGTTCTTGTAATCTCCGCATTGTGCGTTTATAGTATGTAGGCGAAATCTCATACCCATCTAAATCAAATCCTAAATCCCAACACGCTAGAGCAATACTACCGCTTCCTATGTGTGTATCTAGTATCTTATTACCGAGTTCAGCATACTCCATTAAAACCCATTTATACAAATGCACTGGCTTTTGAGTCGGATGGAATCGATGTGCTTCTGCGTTTATCGCACCAAAGAATTTATAATCTAAGCATCTAGCTGGTCTATCAAATGAAGTCCACGCTAACTCTCCAGCAGCCCAATTTTTAACTGGCTGATGTTTATGCCAAAATATATAACCTTTACACCCATCTTTCCATAAATAAGGGAAGTAATTACCACCCCATATTATCTGATTTTTTGAAACTCTAAATAACTGTTCAAAATATTCATCGGTTGGGATAGCTGAATCCCAACCACCATTTTTCTGTTCAGTACCATATTTATCTAACCTATCCCCTGATGTATTTAATATCCCATAAGGAGGGTCGATAATAGCTAAATCGTAATGGTTATCTTCCATTAACTTCATTGCTTCTAAACAATCTTGGTTATAAATATTTATATTAGCTTTCATCCTCTAGGTATCGTTTTACTGGTATCCCTAATTCTAACGCTAACTTCATTTCTTGCTCCATACCATAACTCAAAAACTCTCCGTGCAAACGCATTTCATCTACTAAACCACTTCTTAAAAGTGCTTCGGAATTACGCATCCCACGCTCTCGTTCATCTTCGTTTTTATCGTCTAAAGCAATACAATCAGCGTAATAAGGTGCAAACGGTACTACATTTGGCTCTGCTAGGTTAATCTCTCGTATAATTTCAGCTAATTTTTCTAAATTTTCTTTAACTGCAAATTGATTTTTAATATTTACGCTTATCGGGTGTGAAATAAATACTACTTTCATCCCATTTTTATAATTTTGCGTTTTATTTTGAATAAAGGCACTTAAATCATCATATTCATTTGCACTATTCAATAGTTCATTAATCTCTGATTGTGTTAAAACATCTCTATTACGTTTAACCATATCTAGTTTTTTGTTAAATACATATTGCAACGCTGTTACAATCATATCTATTTCTTCTTGTTTTAATTGTACATTCATTCTGATAATATCCATTTAATTAATAATAATCTATCCTCTATTGATTTTAGTTGCATTTTTGCAATTACTATAAATACTCCAATCTTTTCAGTCTTTAAATCCTCTGTAATTTCAATTAACTCTAAATTCAGAGCATCTTGTTTAGCTTTAATCTCTTCTAAAGTTTTCATAAGTTATAATCAAATATTTGCGTTAATAAATCATCTACTATTTTTTCGACTTCATCTACTTTCCACTCTGTTCTTAAAATCATTTCAAACTGTTCTATATCTACATCACAATTTTCAACCTCTATACTAATAGAATTAAATTTTTCATCGTAAAGTTTCTTTGTTCGTAATAATTTTATATTGTTGAATAATCTCATATTATTCATTGCAATAGTTAATTCAGTTACTACCTCTCTTTCTGGCACATTAAGTAAAAATTCTAATTTTGAAATAATACCTTTTAAATAATGATTTGTAAGGTTTAATCCAAAATTCTTATCATCACCCTTGTATGTATCCGCTTTAATTTTATTGGATATAATATGAATTAACAATTTCCTAACAATTTCCTCCGTTGGAGTTTTTTTAGGAATTTTAGACTCGTTGTAATAGTCAATTATATTATTTAACGCTTTAATATCTGATTCGTGAATAGTAATTCGTTTAAAGTTTTCTAATCGATTTTTCAACCAACCTAAATCTTTTTTAATATCTTTCATAAGCCCACTTTTTTAATCACTTTTCTAACAACAGACTCTTTTAATCGATACCTAAACGCTATTTTTCTTACATCTTTGATATGAAGATAATCCCAAACTATATCTTTCTTAATTCGTAATGGTAATCTAGATGCAACAGTAGTTCTATCTAATGCTTTTTCTATATTATTTTCTTCTCTATAAATAACTTTATAAGGGTCAAATTTATAACCTAACTCGGTTATAGTTCCAGTATCCGAATGAATTAATCCTCTTGCTTTTAATTCTTCGTTTTCGCTGTAAATAATCTTATGTGCTTTTAGCAATGACAACTGGCATCTAGCTTCAGCACTTAATTCTGTTTTGCTCATCTTGTTTCAAATTTTATTTTTGTTACACTTTTGTTACACTTTTGTTACAAATTTGTTACACCTTAACACCTTGAAAATAAGTTATTTAAGTAGTATATATTCTTTTGTAACAAAAAATAGTATTAAATAGGTTAAAAAGTTTTAAAAATCACTTTGTATTTTAGGTAAGAATTTACCAAAATTTTTGTTACAACTGTTACAACGCATTAAAATACTGAAAATAAAGCATTTAAGACGTTTCAAAAGTGTAACAAATCAGTTTCATTTTAAGATATTTTCCTTTTCATCCCAATACTCTAGGATATAATCCCATTGTGTAGCATTTAATATAAAATCTCTAGCTACTAATAATGCAAATTGCTCGTAGTTATTCCCGAAAAGAAATTCTCTAGCATATAAAGGGTATATCCTTTCATAGAAAATATCCTTAGTACTTTTTGAATAATCAAATTTTAAGCTCATATTAACTCTAATTTTAATGTTCCATTATTAAACCAATTAATAATATTTTCAGCTTTCTTTTTATTGAAATAAAGTTTAAAATCGTATTCTGAAAATACTGGGTACTTTACTGGTACTCCATTAACCTCTCTGAAATTATAACCACACAAACGTAAATTAGAATTAACTACTCCAATAGAATAACATCTGTTATGGTTACATTCATTAAGCCAATACCAAAAATCTGTATCTGTTATATCTGGTACAATAGCTGTAAGTTTCAATCTAAACACTTCATCGCCATCGTGTTTAGTAAGAAATATCAAATCAAAGTTATGTACATAGCAACTTAATATCTTTTCGTTATCAAGGATAATAACTGGTTTATTTTTATCCCCTATAATTCTAATATTAAGGTCTAAGCTATCCCAAAAACATTTTAAGCGATTATTTCTACGCTCAATAATACTGTCTAAATCTTCATTCATAAATTTAATCGTTTAAAAACAAAACCAATAGCTATTATTGGTAAGGCTATAATATATCCTATAAACATTACTGTTAGAAGTACTAATCCCTCTAACATCGTAAAAAAATCACTTGGTTTAAAAATCCACTTCGCTTTCATCGTTATTATTATTTAAGTTTAATTTATTCCCTTTATAATAGGGGTTATCGTACACATAAGGTCTTCCATTTTTCGTTTCTGAATAGACACTACTACCGTTTGTTTCTAATGGAACATATCTGCATTGTTCTAGCTTCTCTAATTCCATTTCAAATCTCAACACTCTATTTATGTAGTTTTTAGTTACTTGATGATTGTGTTGAAACCATCGCTCTTTTATGTCGCTGGCAATAAAGTATATTTTCTCTACATTGTCATTGTTCATACAAAATTCATCTAGAGTCATTTCAATATCTTTATGTAACCAACTTCTACTCTCTTTTTTAACCTCTTTTAAAGCATCTGTTTCTAATTCTTCTGGTGTAAAAAACATCCTTGATTTACTAAAATCTAATTTTGGTAATGTGCTTAAAAAATGTATAAAAGCTGGTATCTCCTCGACTAAATTCTCGTGTATATTATGGTTAGCTTCCCCCTCTAATGAATTAATTTTACGCACCCAATAACGAATTTCATCGTTATCAACTTTACTGAATTTATGTTCATCGTTTGAAGTAATAATTAGCTTTCCATAAAAAGGAATTGAATATTGAGGGATAAACTTATCGTTTACAAGTATTTTCTTTTGCGTTGCTAAAGATTTTAATTTTTCTGTTGCTTGAACGCTTTCAAATCTACTTTCCTCAATTCCAATAATATTTTTTATTGCATAACTACCATTAAATCCACTAGCAATATCTTGTGGGTTAATAACTACCATATTATCTCCAAATAAAATACTAATCCAGTCAATAAAAGTAGATTTTCCAGTCTGCCTCTCTTGTGAGGTAAGCACTAAAATCGGGAGTGGTTGTCTTGGGTGTAAATACAATATCTGCATATACTTATAACCCAATTCAATCTGCTCTCCGAAGATATGCCTCATTAATCTTTCAGTCCAAAACCAATCTCCTTTTTCTGGGGTATGCTCAAATGGTGCGTACAGATTGTAATTATTCCCAACTGTACTATCGAAAGAAAGGTTATTAGGTACTATTGTAAAATCATCATATTTTCTAATATCCGCGATAACTTCACGACCTAAATCTTCCTTAATTTCATCTTTACTCCAGAGCTTTAGTTCTGTTCTTTTAATTCCATACCTATCCATTTTTTCTATACGCTTGAAGTATTTAATTCCTACTCTGATATATTCTAAATCTTTGTGTAGATAATTAATTTCAACGTGATATAATGCGTGTTGAAAACTCCCTTTAAATCTATATTCTTGAAGTAACATAAAAGGGCTAAATTTCAACCCTACATCTAACTTTAAGCTATTTTTCATCTTTACTACAAGATAGCCATTCTCGATAACAAACATTTCTTTAGTGTCATCGCCTTTATTAAAAGCGGAAGTAAAAACACCCTCCCGAACTTTTATAACAGTCTTATTGGAATCTCTAAATATGTCTATCGCTTCATTAAGCATATTCATATTATACCAATCGACTGCGTTGATTCCCTCAACTGTTTTTTGCAGTTCGATTTTTTCCATAATTAATCTTCATAATGTTTATCGATTTTTTCAATGATTCGTTCTAACTGTTTTTTATAGGTCTTATTAGCTCCTTCTAAATCACTTCTTATTATAGCGAAGTAAATAGGTCTAAATATATCAGTAACTCGTTTTATAAAAGCGCCACGTTTTTTATGGTACTCCTCTTTAGTTACTCCGTAATGTAAAAATAAGTTAAAAATTTGTGTTTCTAAAACTCTGAAAGCGAAGCTACTACCCTCGCCATTGGTTTCAGCGTATTTAACTATTTTTTTGCCATTTGGTAAAGGAATTTCATCAATAATAACTAATTCCCCACTAGCTCCTCTTTTTTCTTTACGCTCATTAGACTCTTTTTCTCTACCACACTCCGTACAAACTGGCTCTCCTTTAACATTTAAAGCACCACAAAATTTACACTCCCAAATTTGGAGCAAATCTCTTTTACGTTTTAATGTTTTTTCTTGCGGAAAAAATAACTTCTTCCAGTCCACGTTTGAACTCCAGCGACCAAACCTCTCTATGTTATGACCACCATCTATTACGGTAAATGAATCTTTGTAGATTTTATCAGTTATCCTACTTCCCCTCCCGACCATTTGGATAAACAATCCGAAAGACTTAGTAGCTTTATTTAAAATTATAACTTCAACATCATCTACATCAAATCCAGTAGTAAAAACCCCCACGTTACAAAGTATTGCATCTGGAGTATTAATAAACCAATTAACAATTTCTTCTCTTTCATCAACCGTATTATTAACACTATCATACATTCTACTATTGTATCCGTTTAATAAAAACATCGCATTTACTATTTTGTTGTTTTTAGTAGTTCCGTTAAATACCAGCGTTTTTTTACCTACTGCGTATTTTTCATATCCTTTTAATAAGGTATCTAATGATAAATGTGTGTTATAAACTTCATCAATAGATTTATTAGTGTACCCATCTGGAGTAGTACTCGTTTCTTTAAGCCCACTAATATCAATATCCAGTACAACATTTACATCTTGCACTAAATAACCTAAATCTATTAATTCTTGAATACTTACTCCTACAATTATATTATCGTAAAGTTCCGACAAAGTGTACGGCTCGGTATATTCAACATCATCTATTATAATAGTTTTCACTTTATTTATAATTGGTGTTGCTGTAAAACCTAAAATTTTCACACTACTGAAATAATCCCAAATCTTCTCAAAGCATAGTATATGAGCTTCATCTGTAATAATTAAATCAATCCCAGTAATATAATTTGGGTCTTTTTTTAATCTACTATTCAGCGTTTCTACCATTGCCACAAATACACCACCATCAGAATCTATAAAAGACTTCGTTTTAGCTGTTATTTTTTTAGCTTTAGGAATATTTTTTATACTTTGCTTTAAGAGTTCAACTCTATGCACTAAAATAAGTACTTTAAGATGTTGAACTCTCTTTGCAAATTCTGTAAAAATTATCGTTTTGCCGCCTCCAGTCGGAAGCTGTACTAATACCCTATTATGAATATCTAACTCTTTAACTATATTAGTTATAGTATCTTTTTGATATTCTCTTAATTCATACATAAATTAACTACAATATACTTCTCTGCTTTAATAACCATTTGATCTGCGTTATCACAACCAGAAACATCATCTAACACAAAAACATAAACATCGTTAGAAAACACTACACCAGTATTGGTAAAATGCTCTAATTGAAACTTTTTGCTTCTTAATAATTTAATATATTTTCTTTTTGTGTATGGATGCATATTATCAAAGTTATAAAATTAAATTATTAATCCGTTATCTGCAAAACTATAATAACTATACTCCGTTATTATTATATGGTCTAATAAGCTAATATTTAATATTTTACCAGCTTCTTTTATTCTTCTCGTAAGGTCTTTATCCTCATCGCTTGGATTTAAACTCCCGCTAGGGTGATTGTGTGCTAAAATAATTCTCGTTGCGTTTAATAGTAACGCATTTTGAAATATAATTCTCACATCCACAATAGAAGCTGTTAATCCACCAGAAGATATCATCGCATACCCTAATATTTTATTTGAATTATCTATATAAAGGGCATAAACTTTCTCTGAATGTTTAATTTTACGAATATCAAATATCTGTCTAAATAATAAATCTAAATGACTTGACCTTTTTATTTTATCTAGATTATTTAAAACGCTTTCTTTTTTTGTATAAATCAATTCAACCTCTCCGACTGAATCGTGTATTTTGTATTTTCGCATAACTTTAAAGATTAAAAGGGGCTTTTACACCCCTCTGGTTATTTACATTTCAATTTTCCAGCCTTGAATCGTATTAAAGAATCTTGGCTCTCCAGTCTTTTTATCCTTATACTCCCGACCACGTAAATTAATGTGAATCGTTACAGGCATATTAGGTGCTAGAATATCTAAATCATCGCACTTATCTTGGATAAATTCAATCTCAATTTTCTGCGGATATTTTTCATCCGTTTCAATAATTACTACTCGTTTTTTAAAATCGGGGTTTACTAAAACTTCCTCCCCTACTAAATAAACTTTGCCTTTAATTTCCATTTTTATCTGTTTTTAATGAATCTTCGTCTTTGTAACCTCTAGGGTTATCAATATTTTTTTCGCCACAATTTCCGCAATAAGCCCATCGTGGATTTTCTACATCTTTACCTAAATTATCTAAACAATTCGGGCATCTTAAAGGTACTGCCATTATTTATTTTTTAAAGTTTCTTCTAAAATTTTAAGTGCTTCATCTCTATCTTTCGCTAGTATATTTTGTACTATTATAGCACAAAAAGGGCTCTCTTGGGCTTCAAAAATATCTTCGATACTAAAAAACCTCTTTACTTGTAAACTTCCGTTTGTGTGTTTATAACCCCACCACGCTAATTTTTTCATATCAATCCTCCTAAAACTAAACAACTCTTAACTGAGTTGGTTTCACATTCATCACACCAACCTCTAACTTGGTCTGGCTCGTAATAATACACTGCTTCGCAATTTTCGTTCATACAAATCGCTGGCACAGTACCATCGAATCCGTGTTCGATTAACAAATCTTCCGAATTGTCAAACCCCTCTAAAGCGGCTAATTGCTCTAGTTTTTGGTTCTCTAATAACGCTTTTTTTAACATAACTCTATTATTTAATTTGGTTTCTATTAATAATCATTACATCGCCTACAATAGTATCTATACTACCATAAAGCTCAGTAGCTTTTTCATTTATTGGTAATCCATCGAGTTTCCCCTCTTCGTTTACTACCATTACATCTCCAGAAGCTAAATAAACAACTTCTATCCACCCATTCACATACCCCTGCATCTCGTCAAGCGTAAATGAATCTTTGTCTTTAGGCTCAATCTCTACGACCTCGCCATTTGCTCTAATTAATTTTGCCATATTTATTTATTTTAAAATTAGTGGTATAGGGGAGAATCGAACTCCCCTCTTGCACCTTGATACCTAATCCAGTTTATTTAAACTGAATCTTATACTTGAACTAAACTCTTGGTAAGCAACACCGCTTTTTTGCTCTTCTTTCTGGAGCTCTTTTACAGCATCGCTATATTTCCACGTTCCTCGTTTACTTAGCGTAAATTTACCTTTAGTGCCAATAGCATACTCCAAACCAGAAGTTTCTAAATCCTGCTTAATTGAATCACGAATTTCATTTAATCTAGCTTCAATTTCTTTTTTAGCTTCCTCTAGTTTAATGTACTCATCTAGTAATTCATCATCTAACGGCATTTCCTCGAAATCATACGCTTCAATTTCAATTATTGTATCCCTAATGTCTAGTTCTAACGATAATAACTCCCTTTGAGTGAACTCTCTATTAAATTCTTCAACTCTACCACTAAATATTAAGTTACCCTCAATATCTTCTATGGTTTCAATCCATACAAGCGTACAAGTTGGTATCGCACCATATTTTAAGTAGTACATCAACGCATAAAACAATAACTGGCTATGATTTTCTACTCTTTCTTTATCCCACAACTCTTTACCAGTTTTATACTCGTAAAAATGATGCCCATCTGCATACCCACTATCTACAAACCCTTTTAAAGTATGTTGTGTACTTCCTAATCTACAATTAAGCTCATACTCAAACATATCGCCTCTAGGTACTTGCATTAAGGCACTATTCATATTAGTATCCCCTCTACTAATTTCGCCGCTCGCTATTAAATTAGCAAACTCTTTTCCTTTTTTTATGTACTTCGTTTCAAAAAACGGTTTATTTAAAACATATCTCTCGTAATACTGTTTTTTACTTCGTTTCCATAAGTCATATTGACTCCAACTAAAATAATCTCTCGGTAAAATCATTTTTTGTTTGTTAATTTTTTATAAAATTTTTCATAATCTTCTGCGGTCAAATTTTTTGCATTTGCCTCTAAAGTTTTCAATATTACTGGATAATTTTTACCAGTATTTATCGCTTTGTCAAAATAACTAACCCAATCAAATAATTCAGCTCCATTTTTTACGTTAGAGCTTCCATCATCATCTTTATCAGTTATTAATCCTAAAATGTTTGAAAGTGAATATCTTTTTAAATAAGTCAATCCACTCCCCAACACTTGGTAATCGTTCATTCTCGCTAACTCCACCCCTTGCGTAATAACAACAGAAGATTTTATCTCTTGACAAGTTTCAATATGATAAACTATCGTTGTTAAAACATTATCGTTTTTAGTTATAACTTTTTTACTTTTAGTTAAAACTCCAGCTTTATCAAAGGTATCTAATGTGTATTCAGCTCCTCCGCTGATAACTTCAATCCCCTGCCAAAAACCCAATCCGTGTTTTTTAAGAAGTGGTTTAATCGTATCCATTACAGATTTCCACGTTGCAAATTTATACTGTGCATTATATCCCTCTTCCTCTTTTAGAATTACTGGGACTTCCTGCTGAAAATCTGCTAATGCTTTATATAGCTCTTTCATTTTTTACGTTTGTATTTCGTTGGTTTAATTACGTTGGTATCGTACCTCTTATCCTCTGGAATGTAATTTTTTAAAACTGCAATCGATTTTTTAGCGAGCTCTACCTCTATTTCTAGTTTAGTTCTCGCATAATTAATCATATGAATTGCAGCGTCATAAGTATATCCAGTTATAATCGCATCGCCGTAGTATATCTTTTTTAAACTCGGCTTGCTAACTCCAGTCTGTATCCAAATTTCTCTCTGGTCGTGAATATTCAACGTACTTTTAAGAATCTCTGATACTTCCTTGTCAATCCTTTCATTATTCTCTATCATAAATTAAAACATTATAAGGGGACAACTTTCATCGCCCCCTTTAGTTATTTATCCCTTAAACTTGAATGTTCTCTCGCCATCGGCATCGTGAATCCACTCAAATTTAATTTTGTGCTTTTTCTCCAGCTTGTTATCTGCTGTCGAACTTTTAAGCCATTTAAGCACTTGCTTAATTAATTCTTTCGGCTCTAACTTAGCCTCATCGAATATAGCAATCGCTACCTGTTTCGCAGTTAATCCCTCTTTGCTTTCTTTAATCGCTTTTAGGATTAAACTGTCTATCCCCTGAGAAACCTGCTTCCCAACGTGGATATCTTTAAGAGCCTCCAATAATTGCTCTTTTGTTACTTCACTCATAATCTATAAGTATTTAATTATCGCCTACTCTTTAGTTTTTCGGCTTCCACTATCTAGAGGTGTAGGGAGCATCGCTACTCCCTAACAGATTTCCATCCTACACCTACAACCCAAATCTACGCTTCGCCTCTGAGTTCAGCTTTTCAATCCCTTGTGTTGCATCTAATATCTTTGCTTCAAATTCTGTTTTTTGAGTAGAAATAAATCTCTCAACTGCCATTTTCTTTAGCTCGTCGAAAGTATATTTCATATCCCCCCATTTACCAATTAGGTATCTTTTAGCATCACTCGTACTATAATAAGGCTCTCTACCAGTAATACCAGCATCTTGCATATACCTAACCGCTTCATCTTTAGTTTCAAAACTTACATCCCAATTAACATAATTATCTTGTTTTCTTGGACGCCATTCTTTAGCTGTAATACCAATTACAATCGGGTCTGGGTTTTTTTCATCGGCATACACGAAAATTTTATCGAAATATTCTTCTCTGTATGACAAATCAATCGCCTCTAGAATTTCTAAAGGTATCGGGGTTAAATCAAAATTCTTTAATTCATATTCTCTAGGACATAGCTCAAACATTACATTCTGCATCGTTTGGTTTAAATACAAAAATGGAATAGGACTTTTATCCTCTCTCGCTAAATTACTTTGATTTAACCCATACTTCTCGTTTAAGCGTTTCCACTTATCCAGTTCTTCGTTTTCGTAAATCAGTGTTGCAACCGACTCTTCGTAAAACAACTCTACTACTGTTTTCATCTCGTTTTTACTTTTGTTTAACATAATTTCTAGTATTTATAATTAACTTTCACACTCATCATCTAGCTTTTTCAAATACTCCATAACTTCTGTATCTGTATAAACAACATCTGGTACTTTATTACCATCGCAATTAAAAATACGACCAAACGCCTCTCTTTTTAAATATGCTACTCCGCCTAAACGGTAAGCATCTTGCGGCTTAATTTTTCCATCGTCGCATCTTATCGATTTACTTTCATCAACCTCTACCATTGCTATAAATCCAGCATCAATTTTTTCCTTAACCTCTGGGCATAAACCCCATCCAGTTAAAGTTGTTGGCTCTAAACTATTTTTTAATCTCCTATCTAAGAGAATACCTGCATCGTAAGGTTTCCCTATTACAACACATATCTTTTGTTCTACTGAAACGTGTGATTTTGACATAACTCTAATTTTTACAGTTTTCCATTAATAACAACTCATCTATTGCGTTTTCACAATCCACTTTTTTAGCTTCATTTTTTCTTAAAACTTGGTTTACCACAGTAAATAATAATCTTAATTTACTATGATTCTCGCAACTTTGGTGTAGCATATTAGCTATATGGTGTGGCTCTCCATACATTTCAAATCTAATAACTGGCTCTCCACTCCCATTCGGGTCTTGGACTATCTCTATTTTTACTTTTGTGCCTAACGGTAACATAATTTATCCTTTTTTTAATATTTTATCAATATCTCTAATAGCAATTTTTCTCGCTATTTTCATAACTATTGCTTTCAACTCTTCATCCCTTTCAACACAATCAAAAAGTATAAATTCTATATCACTAATTTTGCCACTAACAAATCCACTAACACCAATCCCCTCTTCCCCATCTCTGGTTTCTTTTTTACCGCATATAAATAAAACGGTATCAAAATCTTCTAAATTCACATTTTTTAAATTCATAATCCTCTTTTTAAAATTTCTGCAACTGTTATTACTACTTCTCGCATATTTTTGTCGTTATCGCAAGCATTATGCAATATCGCCATAACTAAATCACCTCTACCTATAAGGCGACTTCTAACCATCTCTTTACCGCTTTTTTCATCGATAACTAATTCAACAGAAAGTATCACTTCTTTCTGCTTTTTCTCTACTTTACTTTTTGTACTCATAAATTTGGGTTTTAAATTTAGTGGGTGTGGTAGTATCGCTCTACTAATATTGGTCAATCCAACACACCCAACCTCTGCTCGAGGGAATTACTTATTTATCCAACCGACTTTTGTACCTCTATAAAATAAATGATATCCTTTGTCGGAATTTAGTATGTTGTCAAACCATATCTTAATATGCTGTTTTTTACCATACTGGCTGACTTGGGTTATCGTATAAGAGTAATCAAAATCCACCATTTCAACTAAATAGGTTTTTGTGCCTATCTTATTTATTCCTGCATGTAATAACATTTCATTCATGATTTATCTTTTACCAATATCCCTACTGGAATACTATTAAATTTTAAAGTGAAGTAATTTTTATCTTCTACTATTTCAGTAGCTTTAAAATACATAATAATTAATCCAAAGTTATTTTTTACCTCCACATTAAATATCTCAATATCCCCTTTTTTACCGTGCATAATTTCGCTGGTAAAATGGTATTCCATTCCGAAATGTTTCTCTACCTTATTCATTAGTATCGATTTTTATAATCATTACTCGCTTCTTCAAAACTACAATACAGTACCCAAACTGTTATCCCAATCGCTAGGGTTAATAGCCCTGCTTGAATTAAATCGCTGGTCGCTTTATAGCACCCAATAAACGAAATGACCGCTATTGCAGCCATTCCAATCTTCTCTTTTTTATTCATCTTATTTTAATTTATATATCGCATTAAAATTATTATCTGGGAATATTTCCATCTTAACTCTGAACTCACGCTCTAGCTTACAACGCATATCCGCATCTGGCTTCAAATACTCTATTAAAAACTTAATTAAACTATTTCCGTCATATACTCTCCCTTTCAACTTATAAACTATCCGCTTGTATATCTGACTGCTAGTCAAACCAGTTATCGACTCTTGAATAACCTCTATCGTACTTGCCACAAATAACGCATTATTGCACAATCTCTCTACTGGATTTGGTCGCCCAATAAAAATATTTACATCCGCTCTTAACGCATTCCTCCACGCTTCGCTTTTTACTCTCGCTGGCTTTACGGTCTTAACTGAAACACCACCCAACGCATCTAATAACGCTCTCTTATCCATTACACCAAATTTAATTCAGTGGCTACTCTAACTATTAACGACATTCTCGGAACTGAATCCTCTTCGCTGTGGATTATTTTCCCGCTTTTAACTTCCACTACATCGCAGTGTATAACTCTACTCTTCGCAATTCTGTACGTCTTTAAATCGTACTTGCTTTTCTCATCTTTGCTGGTTAAAACCAAACTTCGTAAGTGTTGCATAATCTTTACTTTTTTATCCCATCACACACCAGTATCTCTGGGCGTTTCTAGGGCTGAACTTAATTTTATACAAATATACAAATTATTTATTTAAAAAGCAAACTCTAGTAAAAGTATTTTTTTATCCCACAAAACTTTTTTATATCCACAAATACACCAAATACACCAACACCAGTAAAAAATCCGAGAGAAAACTAATAAACAAAGATATTTTTTTTACCGATACTTTTTTATTTAACAATTCTTTTGCTCACATCTCGGATTATTTATCCAATTCGGATGATTTTTTTTATCGTTTTTTACCTTTTTTATCCGCCCAGAATGTGTTTTTTAGAGCATATCGGATAAGCGTTATTTATCCCACACCATTTTTTATCAGAGCAGCTCGGAGCGTTATTTCTTTATCGCTTATTTATTTGTTATCCGACCATATCGGATTTATGGGTTTGTGTTTCTGGCTTCGCTTCGCTTCGCTTAAAAAAATTTCGCACTATTAAAAAAAATTCTAGCTATTAAAAAAATATTTCACTATTAACTTGACTTTATATATATATAAGTTGTATATTTGTACGGTAAAAGGTTGAAGTTAGCACCTTATTAAAGCTAACTAATTAAAATTTAATAAGTTATGTTAAAAAAAGCAAAAATTGAAGCAGGTCTAAAAATGACTACTTCGCAGGACAAACCACAAACTACTGAAAATCAAGTAGTTAGTAACGAACCAACGCAAAACGAATTATTAAAAGCGCTAAGTAGCTTTAATGTAAGCGTGAAACAAAAAAGCAGTAACATTAAAGTTAATGCCTTTCGTCCTACTTTAATACAATATGCACGTTATTACATTGTAAAAGAGCCTTTGACCTTTCAAGAATTAAAATTGAAATTGGTTGAGCATTTTAAACAAGTGAAAGTTAAAAGTGGTAAAACATTAATTGAAACGTTTCAAGGCGCTTTGATTACTGTTTTAAACGCATTCTTTTTGTCATTGGACGCTTGTCAATGTAACAAAGGCGAACGTGGTATTTACAAAGGTTGTGAACTTATTTTAATAGGAACTAAAAACGAACTTCAAAACGGTATTCAAGTACTTACCGAAATTAGACAAGTGGTAAAAATAGGCGAAAAATACGCCGATGAAGTTAAACAAGTAGAAACGTATATTAATAATCTTAAAACACAAAGTAATGAAAGCAACTAATAAAATACTTCGTTATTGTGTAATAGCTTGTTATATTGCTTTATTCGTAGCGTTTAACGTGTTAATTGCTAAAATAGGTATATATATATAAGTTATATATATAAGGACGTTTAAAAGGGCTAATTTAAAGCCCTTTTTTTTGTGCCATAAAAAAAACACCCCCCCCAGTCAGCCCCATTTGCTCCCACAATCTCCGAAATCCCGATTTTTGAAAAAAGGAAAAGTTTATTATATCCACGTTTTGAATAGATTTTAATTATAGTTTGTAACAAATCGACTTTTTTGTTACAGCTTTGTTACAGCTTTGTTACAAAAATGAAACATAGCACCAGTAAGGGTTTGAGTATTGTTTTTACATATCTTTTATACTTTGTAACAAAAATATAAAATAAAAAGAGGGAGAGTGATATTACACAATGTGTAATTTTATGATTGAAACTAAAGTTTGAAAAGCGTGTTTTTTTTGTTACAGGGGCGTTTTTTGGTGTATCTCACTAATTTACAGCGAGTTATTTGTAACAAAAGTGTAACAAAGTTGTTTCATTTGTGTAACAAAAATAAATTCACTACATTTGTTTGCATATACATAAAAAGGTAAAAAATGGCAGAAACGTGGCAAAATGCAAAGGTAGAGGTTAGTTCAGATGGTCGGATTCGGTATGAGGGTGTTGTAATAGCGTATTTACCTCACGTGAAGATAGTGGTAAGGGATTTGAATGGGGAGTATGTAGGTTGCTATCGGGATGTGATGCAGGTGGTAAGGGAATTGCGTGTAAAGGAGAGTGCGGTGTTGAATGTATTGCGTGGTCGTCAGAGGTATCACGCAGGATATAGTTTTTGGTATGTCTAGGATGCTTGCGGAGTGGAAGTCTAGCAAGGAGTTGCGTGAGAGCTTTGGAGGGGATTTCGAGCAGTTTTGTAAGTGGAGTCGTCGTTCTGGATATAGCGAGAAGCGTGTTTGTCGGAAAAGGGGAGATGCGTGGGTGTGGGGGGTGCAGCCGACAAAGGAGAGTTTAGCGAGGTGGTCTGAGAGTTGGAATAGAAGAAAGCCGAAGCCGAGAGGTAAGTACCGCAAGGGCTTACGTTGGGGGATGCGAGAAAATAGGGGAAAGAGATGAATAGCGAAACATTAGTACAGCAAAGGATGTATATTTGGTTTCACAACACCTATCCGAATTTAAGGGGGTTATTGTGTTATAATCTGAATAACTCAGCGACAGCGAGGCAGGGGTCTATGAATAAAAGTTTGGGGTTGCAGAAAGGTCGGAGTGATATGGTGTTGTATTATGGTGGCAGAGCTTATATGATAGAGGTTAAGAATGAAGCAGGGTTGCTGGGGGAGAGTCAAGTGAAGTGGAGTAGGCTGGTTCGTAAGAATGGGTTTGAGTATTATGTGGTAAGGAGCTTAGAGGAATTTCAAAAGGTGGTGTATGGGATTGTACAGGCTTAAAGATTTAACGAATTGGGAGCGGTGGCAGATACGCAAGCATACTAGAACGCCGATGGAGGAAACTGCGAAAAAGTTTAATACGAGTGTGAGTGTGGTGTTTCGGGTGCTGGGTTGTAGAAAGCCTAATTTAGATAGGGTAAAGCAAATCTTTGCGGATGGGAGTTATAAGATTTGGGATAGGATAGAGCATATACCCTATAACAAAGCAAAGGTAAGGGAGTGTTTAAAAGGCGAAAGGGAAGTATTTAAAAATTCAATATGGAGGTGGAAAGATAAGCCTAATCCGAAAAAAATAAAAGTAAAACCAGTAAAGATGAAAGCAAAGAATAAAGGAAAGCCAGTATTGCAGTTAGATATGGATGGGAATTTCATTAAGGAATTTAGAACTATCTTAGAGGCAAGTAAAGCTCTTGGGATACCTCAAGGGAATATTAGTAACATTTCAAACGGAATATATGGATACAAAAGCGCAAAAGGATTCAAATTCGAGTTCAAATACAAATCACATAAGATACCATTTAAACAAGAACGTGCAAGTAACCTTTGGTAGTAAAAGGATAAAACCGATTAAACTACGCCAACACATTAAAAATCAAGCGATTAATTTAAGTGAGATTAATGGTAAAGAATATCGGTATAACAGAATGGCTCTTATAGATGCATATTGCGATAAAGGGTTTGATGGGATTAAGGATTATATTGTTATGGAGATGGTAAATGCTCGCTTCCAAACTCCAGCGAAAGAGGAGTTAAACTGGATACAGAAATTTAAACTATGGATATATGGCTCTTTACGAAGATAAAAATGAGATGTGGCGTAAGCTCGGAGGTACTATAACTGGGATTCACGCACAAAGGTTTAACAAGGAATTAATGGCATTAGAGGGTAAGGATTTTATAGATGCGTATATTCGTATATTAGAGTTCTTTGCTCCTCGATTAGCTAGAAAAGAGATTCGTGTTGAGCCTACTGAAGATGAAAGATATATTACGGTTACTGTTGTTGGTAGTGCGGAGCAGTTAAAAGTATTAAAAGCATCAGACCCTAAAAAAATAGCAGAGAAACTAGATGAAGATACAGACGACACTAGCATTTGAGAAGATATATGACGCTTATAAGCGTGGTAACAGATTAATTGCCGCTGTTGGTGGGAGTAGGTCTGGGAAGAGTTTTAGTATATTACAGATATTATTGCTAGAGATGTTATCTAGAGGTAATCTTCGTATAACAGTCTGGAGGAACGAAAAAGTTGTTTGTAGATCAACGATTATGGAGGACTTCAAGCGGATATTAGTATCAGACCCTTATCTATACAACTTATTTACCGAGAATAAGGCATTATGTACCTTTACTAATAAGAAAAATGGAAGCAAAATCAGTTTCGAGGGAGGTGATAGTATTGGTAAAGTGCTAGGAATGACTCAGGATATCAGTTTCTTTAATGAGATTACAGAATTTTCGCAAGATGTATTTTTACAGATTACACAACGTACTGGGGAAGCCTATTTTGCTGACTGGAATCCGAGTAAAAGTTTCTGGTTTGATAAGTACAGAAATAGAAAAGATGCGGAGTTTATTCATTCTACCTATAAAGATAATGCTTTTGTGCCAGAGGAAATTGTTAAGCAATTAGAGAGCTACAATCCAAATCTAAAGCAAAACGTGATTAATGGTACTGCGGATAAGTATATGTATCAAGTTTATTGTTTGGGATTAAAATCCGAGAAACCAAACAGAATTTACAAAAAATGGAAAATGTGTTCTTTGGAGCATTTTCTTAAATTACCTTTTAAATCTTATTATGGACACGATTTTGGGGAGGTTGCTCCGAGTGCTACTGTTGAAGTAAAATTCGATGGGGATAATACTTTTTATATTCGAGAACGGTTGTATAAGCCAGAGAATATGATGGAATCTTTAGAGCAAGAACTAACTAAAATTGGTATAGGTAAAAGTGATTTAATGGTTGTGGATAGCGCTAGTAGGGATAAAATGTTGTCGTTGCGTAAAAATGGGTTTTATGCTATTGGGGCGAGAAAAGGGAATAGCTCAAATGTTGCTGGGATTTCGCTTATAAGTAAATTTAATATTGTCTATACATCTGATTCAGTAAATATCGAGAGTGAATATGAAAATTACAGTTGGGAAATTGATAGGTATGGGAAACCTACTGATGAGCCACTTAAAAAAGATGACCACTTGATGGATGCGATGAAATATATTATTGTATTCTTAGATAGGTACTTAGGTATCAATAAGGCATAAAAAAACCGATTTCTCGGTTTTTTCATTGACAAATATAAAATAAGTGTGTAAAAAGAGCACCTAAATATACAAAAAAAATGGAACATCGATATCTTTTGGGCTATAAAGTTTTGTGTGATGCTGATTTAACACCAAAAGGAGTGCCTCAATTCTGGTTTATATGCGAAAAATGTGGCAAAAGGAGGTTTAAAAGTACTGTTGATAAGCTATATAAAAGAGGAAAATGCACACATAGTCATAAAAAAATTGCCAAAAAAAAAGAAATTCCAAAAATAATTACAAAAAAAGAAATTCAAATAGATGTAATAATGGCAAGGCGTATGGCTAAATTTATGACTATTAACAGAGTAGCTACAATACTTGGAATTACAAAAGATGAATTATTGCGTGTTTTATAATTTTTTTTTATTTAGCTTTGTTATAAAACATTAATATATGGGATTAATCGATGGCTTTAAAGATTGGCTAGGACAATTCTATTACGAAAGGGATATTTTAGGAAATCATTTTTACAAAAAAACTACTTCTGAATTTAAAAGCACAGATAGGGATTTACTAACAATATCACAAGACCATCCTCTATTAACTCCAGCACTTTTATTCGTTTCTCAATTATTCGCTCAAGGTAAATTTGTTATCCGTAACAAAAAAACTGGCGAGATTAAAAAAACCCATTGGATTATTGACCTCTTAGAGAGTCCTAACTACTACCAAAGTAGTGTAGATTTTCTGGAGGCTTTTCAATTTATGAAGATAGCTTTAGGAAGTGTAGCGATTTATAAGAAAGCACCGAGTGGGATGAATCCGACGGAACTCTTTTTACTTAATCCTACTTTAATTGAATACCCGAAAGATTTTAATACTAAAATGGATTTTCGGAATAAAATAAAAGGGGATGAAATGGTTGTGTATGATAAAGAGGGGGAAAACCTAAAAATCAAGTTAAAGGATATTATCTTCTTTTATGACCTACCTAATGGATTGCGTGTTGCAAAAGAGAATAAAAATAACTATTTTGTATCTAAAAGTAGATTATCAGGGATAATGGAAGTTCTTGTAAATACTAATGACTCTGTAACAGCTAAAAATATTATTCTAAAATCAAACGGTAAAGAGCTTATCTCTGGTGGTAGCAATGTAGATGGATTCCCTTTAAGTGATGATGAAAAATTAGAAGCCGAGAAATTATTTTCGCTTAAATACGGTTTAAGTAAAACCAGAAGCAGAACGATGATAACGAAAGCGGATTTAAAATATCAATCGCTTCACATAGCACTTCGGGATTTAGGGCTTGATGAAAGTGTTAAAACGGATGCTAATATTATTTTTACAGCGTTACATATCCCAAAAGATATTCTAAGTCTAGATAATAAGAAAACTACCTATGCGAATCAAAAAGAGTCGATGGTTTCTTATATCCAGAGTGATATGACCGCAGCTCTCAACGATTTTGCTAATTCTATGGGAGTAGAGTTTCTAGAGAAAGGATGGGAGTTAGTAGGTACATACGACCATCTTCCAGTAATGCAATATATTAAAGTACAGAAATACGATGTAATAAAAAAACAAGCAGATGCGTTGGCAGCTTTAATAAAAGTAGGAATACCATCAGCATTAGCTCTTGAAATGGTAGATATAGATTCAAAAACAACTTTAACACCACAGCAAAATGAGCAATCAGGACAACAAACAGGCGAAGAGGGAACTCAAGGAGAGAGTGCTTCGGGAGAATAAAAAGAAGCAACAATTCATTAAGGATAATAAAATAGTACGAAAATGAGTTTAAAGATTCCAGAATTTAAAACGGATAAAGAACTATTCACTTATTTAAAAGAGAATAAGGAGGATTTGATTTATCAGAAAAAAGCTGAATTTAAAAAAGCAGATGCGTTTTGTGCTAATGTTGTTCAGCTTAAAGATGGATTAACTACTAAATCTGAAAATACAGATACAGAAGTTATAAAAGTGCGACCTATCATCAATACTACTATGTATAGAGATAGCCACAAAGACGTTCATATTAACGGATTATGGAAAAAATCCTTAGATGAAAACAAACGTATTAAACACCTACAAGAACATCAAATGGCGTTTAATAAGGTAATTGCCGATAAAGAAGATTTAAAAGCCTTTACTAAAATCTATAACTGGAGGGATTTAGGATATGATGTAGATGGTAAAACAGAAGCATTAGTATTTGATTCTACTATTAAAAGAAGTAGAAACCCAGAAATGTTTAAAGAGTACAAAGATGGGAATGTGGATAATCACTCTGTTGGGATGTATTATGTAAAAATAGCTCTTGCAATGGATAGTGATGATGAAGATGATAAAGAAGAAAAAGCAGTATTTGATAAATATATCGAAGATATTGCTAACAAGGAAGAAGTAAAAAAAGATAAATACTTTTGGGCTGTTTACGAAGCCAAAGTAATAGAGGGTAGTGCTGTTCCGATGGGGAGCAACCCTATAACACCTACTTTAGAAGCCGATACTAAATCACTTCTAAATGACAATGAAGAGTCGGATGAAGCCACTCTGCAAATGAAAGGAATTATTAATTTTCTAAAATCTTAAAGGTATGACACCAGAAGAAATGAAAAAAATGCTAGATGCTAAATTCGATGAGCTTACGAAAGCACAAGGATTAGCCGCATCTAAAGAAGAGTTAAAAACGATATCGGAAGATATTGAACTTCTTAAAAAAATGCAAAATGTGATTACCACTCAAGGAGAGGCGATTACAGAACTAGAAACCAAAAATAATAATAGAACTCAAAGAGAGAAATCTTTTAGTGATGAATTATTAGATGTATTAACTGCAAATTCAGCTAAGTTAAAAGCTATGAAAGCTGGAGGCGATAAGGCTTCGATTAGAATGGAGCTTAAAGCAGTTGGTAATATGGCTCTAGGAACTAACATTACTGGGCAAATTCCGTTAGCTAGTAGAGAAGCAGGAATTACCAGAATTGTACGCAGAAATCCGTTTATTCTTGGATTAGTGAATGTTGGGACAATCGCTTCTAATTTATGGGAGTGGGTTGAGCAAAAAAATCCAGAGGGTGGAGCTGCAATGACCGCTGAGGGTACTAAAAAATCTCAAGCAGATTTCGATTTAGTATTAGCGAGTGCTTCTGTTAAAAAAGTTACTGCATTTATCAAAGTTACCACAGAGATGTTGGATGACGTTGAATTGATGAGAGCTGAAATTGATAATGAGTTAGTTGAATTACTAGACCTTAAAATTGATGAGCAATTATTGAGTGGTGATGGATTAACAGTTAATTTAATTGGGATACTAGAGAACGCAGTAGCGTGGGCGGCTGGAAGTTTTGCTCTTTCAATAGTATTACCTAACCAAGCAGATGTATTGCGTGTAGCTATAAACCAAATTAGAGTTGCACAATTTAACCCTAATGCGATTTTAATGCACCCAACAGATGTAGCTAAATTAGAGCTTACTAAAGGTACAGATGGTCATTATATTATGCCTCCATTTACAAGTATCGATGGTACAGTAGTTAAAGGATTACCAGTAGTAGAGAATGTTGGAGTTACTGAGGGTGATTTCTTAGTAGGGGATTTCACTAAAGCTGGAGTTCGTTTCAGAAAAGGAATTACTTTAGATGTAGGATTTGAGAATGATGACTTTACTAAAAACTTTGTTACAATTCTAGCGGAAGCGAGATTAGTACAAAGAGTAAAATCAAATCATTATCCAGCATTTGTAACTGGTACTTTCGCCACAGCGATTACCGCTTTAACTAAAGTATAATGGGACATTTTAAAGATACCTCAGTAGAGATAACCTATCAAGGTAAAAAGTACCGAGTAGCGAAATCTGATGCTAAGTTTTTTCAAGACTTAGAGAAGAAAGAAAAAAAAGAAAAACCAGATAAACCAGAATAATGATAATTAACCGCACATATTTCAAAGGGGATATATTTATTCCAAATATGAAAGACGATGTATCCGATGTTGTTTTAGACACTAAAATAGATATAGATGATTTCATATCGGAATATGTGCGAAATTGTCTTGATTTGGTTTTAGGTAGTGTTCTAAGTAAAGAGTTTTGTGAGCAACTAAATAGCGATACCGAAAACGGATTAAAAGCTCTTGCAGATGCTAAATGGGATGATTTGCTTAATGGGAAGGAATACACAATCGATGGAAAAACTTATTTTTGGCGTGGTATTAGATTTTCTAATATACCAAATGAAGAGCCAGATATGAGCTTTCTAGCTGAATATGTTTTCTTTTATTACTTGCGTTACAGCCAAAGTAATTTTGCTGGTGTAGGCTTACAGAGAGAGAGCCCCAAAAATGCTATTAGAGTTAATTCTACCGCTAAAGCAGTAACAGCTTGGCGGAAGTTTTATAATAGAGTTCAAGGGGATTTCGGAGTGGGTACTGTTATAAGTAATAGTATTGGATATGGTATGGTATGGAATGGTGATACAACTTACCGCACATTATACCAATTCATAACCGATATGAATAATTTAGTGCCAGATACATATGCTAATTTTGTACCTACATTGCTTGTTAATCAAAATAATTTTGGGATATGATAATTGTAGAGGATAGATTGAATATAGTTTTAAACAAACTAAATGCTATTGCAGGGGTTAAGCCTACTTTTAGATACGGAGATGAAAAAGAGCTTTTAGCTTTCTTACGTTCTAAAACTGGGAGTAAAAAAACTCCTTATCCTTTAATTTGGTTAGAATACCCATATAACGAGATTCATAAGAAAAACTATGTAACAGTAGAGAGAATGAATTTAGTTATTGCAGTTAAAACAATTCCAGAGTTATTAAACGATGAAAGACTAGAGAAAACATATAAGAAATTATTGATACCTATTGTAGATAATATTATAGAGGTATTTAAAAAATCAAATATTGTTTTTGTAAAAAATGAAAGTTATGAGATAACCAAATTCCCGAACTATCAAGATGATGGTAAACATAAAACAACGGATATTTGGGATGCTATTAAACTAACTTTTGAGATTCAAATAAGTAATAATTGTTCAAATTAACGATATGGCAAGAAGTAAGAAAAAAAAGAAAATGTATTACGGAACTGTTATAAGTCCGTTTACAGTAAGAAACCACACTTATAATGTGGGGGATGTGTACGAAACAGACCACGAGGGGTCGATAAACTATTTAATAACTTCTAAAAAACTTAAAAAATGATTTTAAGCACGATTATAGATAAAAATTCGGGTTGCGGAGGCGGAGCTGCGAATACTGGTAAATTGGGTTGCAAAATTGTATTTTCAACACCTTTACACTTTATCGGTTTACTTGCTGGAACAGTAATTCCTGCAAACACCGATTTTAATAAAGCATACATACAAGGTCTTATTCAAGCTGGAACAGCGATTCCACTTATAGGAGCAGATGCTTTTGAGCCAATGCACGCTGAGGATGCAGTAAACACCAACACAGCAGGTATTGAAAGAGTAACTCTAAAAGGGTTGCCTAAATACAAAGTTACCTATCAAGAGGGTAGTGCTTTCTATAAAGAGTTAGCTAAATTAACCTCTTTTAAAAACCTTGATTTTATTATAGGGGATTCAGAGGGTAACTGGAAAATGGTTTTACTTTCTAATGGGGATTTCAAAGGATTTAGAGCAGGACAGGTAAATGCTTTAATGACAAGTGATAGAACACAAGGTGGAGAGTCAGAAAATAAACCTTTAACTATTCAGTTCTTATCTCGTTTAGAATGGGATAAAAATTACGGAATTGTAACCAGAGCTAATGTAGATTTTGACCCAGAGGATATTACTGGCGTGAATGGTGTAAAATTAACTTTTAATGAAGCACCAGCAAATTTAGATACTACCTTAAAAATAGTTGCTAAATTAGCTTCTGATAACAACACTTTGGTAACTGGATTGGTAACAGCAAATTTCTTAGTTAAAGTAGATGGAGCTACTGTTGTGGCAACTGCAGTTGAGGCAAGTGGAGTTTATACTTTAACATTACCAGCACTTGCGACAGCAGATGTGGTAACAGTTGATTTATATGACTCTGTGGCTAATAAAGATATAGTTCTGTCTGGAGATATCCTTTATCGTTCAGAAACGATAACCGCTACCGTTATAGCGTAATTATTTAAAGCCCTTTCATAAAGGGAGGGCTTTTTTTCCTTTTTAATTTTTCGGATATGAGAACAATCGAGAGCTTTTTCAATGATTTAAAAGAGTTTGAAGTGAACGTAGATAAGTATGTTCAAACTTTTATTAAAAAGGATAAAAATTACATATTAGGTAGATTAAAAAGAAGATTATATACTCAGGGTTTAGATAGTGCTAATAGTAGAATTGGGTATTATAAAAATGTAACCAAACTCTTTAAAAAAGCCAAAGGGCAAACCAGTGCATTTGTTACACTTAGAGATACTGGAGCTTGGTACAAAAGTATGGATATTAACTTATTTGGTAGTGAAATTTATATAACAGCAGAGCCAAACCTAACAGCAGTATTAGAAAATAAATATTCCAATCGTATTTTAGGATTAACTCCAGAAGATGAGGAGTGGGTTGTTACTGAAATATTAGACCGTAGAATACAAGAAGAATTAGATAAAATTGAAGATTTTGAATTATAAAATACATAAAAGTTGCGAAACCTTGCCGATATATTCGTTTTATAAATTAACTGAAACGGAAGATTTGCGTTGGCTGATTGTGGATTATGCCGAGTATGAGGATGCAGAATTAAAGCTAGAAGATATTAAGTCTTTGAGTGAAGTTTCATCTAATATAATGAATGAGTACGGAGGTCTTATTATGAATATGGCGATGTTGTCGAATTATAAAAGACAGATGCAAATTGAATATCTGGAATATAAATATATGGTTTGTACAATGATATTAAATTTATTTGCTAAAGGTGGGGAAGCGGAAGTATTAGAGTTGTTAAATGAATATGATTTTAAAATTGATATAGAAAAAGATTTACTCCCACAATTTAAAGAAGCGGAGTTAAAAGTAAAGCGTTTAAAAATGCAAATACAAATTTTTAGATTAGACTTCGATAAGAAGATGAAATCTATAAATTCAGATATAAAAACAAATATTGAAAGAGAAGCGTTATTATTAGAGGTAAACCTTAAATTAGGTTATGGTATTGATACAAGAAAAACAAGTGTTTCAAGATGGGTTACAATGATGAAATTAAGCAACGAGAAAAATAAGCAAAATGGCTAAACTAAACATAACCACTAAAGTTGCGATTCAAGAGATACGCAAACTTATGATAGAGGTAGAGGAGCTTCGTAAAAAAGTTGCAACTACTGGAAATGCAAATGCTGAATCTTTTAATACGATAACTAAAGCTCTGCGAGATTTAAAAAATTCCGCACACATTACAGCTAATCAAATTAATGGCTTAACAGAGATAATTGCTAAAAATAAAGTAGCGATTGCTAGTAATAAACAAGCTATTACATCTTTAACAAAAGAAAATGAAAAACTTACTAAACAAGTAGATAAACTTACAAAAGCAAAAGAGAAAAACGCAAAGTCTGGGAAAGAATTAAATGGTGTATTTGGTAGTTTATGGGGGAGCACAAAAGCATTATTAGGTGCATTTGGGATAGTTGCTGGGTTACAGTTGTTTGGTAGTATTATTAAAGATGCTTTTAGATTATGGAAAGAATTTGATTCTATTGGGTATGCACTTGAAAGAGTTACAAAGAATATGTTTGATACAGCAGTTTCACAACGATTTTTATTAGAAATAACAAGTGATTATGGGGCTGAGTTAGTAACAACAGCTAATAGATGGGTTAAATTCTTAGCCGCCGCTAAACAATCTGGGATGACATTATTAGATACAGAAAATATATTTAGGTCTGTTACTAAAGCGGCTGGTGTATTAAGTTTAAAAACTGATGAACTTACTGGGATATATTTAGCATTAGAGCAGATGTTATCTAAAGGAAAAGTAACAACAGAAGAGTTAAGACGACAATTAGGGGAACGATTGCCTGGAGCTATGGGGATAATGGCTTCCGCTTTAGGAGTTACGATACCTAAATTAGATGAGATGTTAAAGAAAGGGCAAGTACTTTCAGCAGATGTACTTCCTAAATTTGCGAGAGCGTTGGAGTTGGCTTATGGTATTGAACATGAGGAAAGGATTAATACTTTAGTCGCCGCACAAACAAGATTAGGTAATGCATGGAAATCATTTGTTAAAAGTGTAACAGAAGATGAAGATATTTTAACAAAAGTATTTGATAATTTAGGCAGGTTTTTAGATGGGGTTTCTTTTATATTTATGTCGAATGAACAAATAAGACAAAGGTTAATAATAGATGAAAGAAAAAAATTCTCAAAAAAATTACTGTTAGCAGCGGAGCAGGAATATGATAAAGAGGTAGAATACAATAAAAAAATAACTACATTAAGAAAACGATTTGCAGATATTCAAGCTAATATTGAAGAGGCAAATACAGAGACTGGCTCTCAATTAAAAATAGAAGCATTAGATAGGCAATTAAAACTTGTTTCGGATGAACTTAATAAAGCTGGTGGTATTGTTAGAAAAATACAACAGAAAAATGCTGATGCTGAAATATCTGAATTAAAAAAACAATACGAAGCAAAAAGAAAAGAAATTAAAGAGCAGGAAACGAATTTAGAGAGTGGTAATATTATTACTAAACCTATAATAAAAAAGAAAATAGAGGATTTGAATACCAGTCTTGCAATATTAGAGGGTAGATTAGAAGTGCTAAAAAAACTTAAAGAAGTTTCTAAAGTAGTTAAACCTAATGATGATGATGATGAAAGCGGTAGAGGTAGTAGAAGAAGATTGAATACAGTAGATACATCAGCTTTAGATTTAGAAATAGCAAAACTTGAATACATAAAATCGATTAAAGATGAAATAGCTGAAAATGATAATTTAGGGGATACTGAAAGATTATTAGCTTTAAAAGAGTCTATTGAATTAGAGATGAAAATTCTCGATTTACAAAGACAAAAGAAAATTCTTAAAGCAGAAGAAACATCAATGCAGATTGAACAGCTTAAAGGTTTTATTGCAGAAGAAACAAACGAAAAGACTAAAGAATCGATGCAAGAGCAACTCGAATGGCTTACTACTGAAAACGAGAGAACAGCTAAAGAATTACTTACAATAGAGCAAGATTACCAAACAGCATATCTAACACTTGTTAAAAATGGTGGGGAAAAATCACTTAAATTAATTAAAGAAATCGATGATAAAAGAAAAGCGTTAAAGAAAGAAAATATTGAAGAGTGGGAACAAATATTTGATATTAAAGAAACAGAAGCGTTAATTGATTTAAACTCACAAGGTATTACAGACTTAGAAGATTACGAAAAGAAAAAAGATAAAATTGTATATCAACACGCTTTAAATAGATTGAATATATTAATTGAATTAGCAAAAAAAGAAGCGGATTTATATAACCCTAATAGTAAATTAGGGATGGAAGCTACTAAAAATCTACGAAGTTTAGAGTTAGCTAAAGCAGACTTAATTAGAAATTACGGTATCAAAACGCTTTCAGTAAAACAAGAGCAGTTTATTAAAGATATTGAAATGGCTCAAAAATTTGCTAGTGAAATGGTAAGCATTATCAATAGTATATATGAGTCAAGAATACAATCTATTGAAAGAGAAATACAAGTAGTAGAGGATAATTATGAAAGAGAGAAAGTATTAAGGGATGACAATAAAGAACAAAATAAAATTAGGGATTTACAACACGAAGAGGAAATAAAAAAATTAGAGGCTAAAAAACGTAAAGAGCAGATAAAACAAGCTAAAATAAATAAAGCGGCTAATTTATTTGATATTGCGATGAATACAGCAGTTGCATATACTAAAGCATTAGCACAAGGAGGATTTATATTAGGTATTCCGATGGGTACAGTAATATTGGCATTAGGAGCATTACAAGCGGCTGCGGTATTAGCACAACCAATACCAAAATTTAAAGATGGTGGTAGAATGGGTAAAGATGGATTAGCTATTGTTGGTGATGGTGGTCAAAGAGAAGTTGTGCAAACTAAAAACGGTACTTATTTAACTGGGAATAGTCCGCAACTTATTGGGTTGCAGAAAGGAGATAAAGTTTATAAAAATTTAGCGGACTATCAAGCACAAACTATGCGTGATTTACAACGTGCCTCAATTCTAACATCGCTAGAAGCAGATAGAAAAGGGTTACAAGGTGTTGATATTGCTAGAGCGTTTAATAGAAACTTCGATAACCTTGAAAATAAAATAATTAGTGCGATGCATAAAGCTAGAATACAAAATACTAATAATATCAAAATAGATTTAGAACATTTATATTATAGAAATAAAACCTTATGAAGCAGTTAGGATTTGAAGATAGAACTAAATATATTCTTACAAACGAAGAGTTTGGGGATTTGAATACTATTGAGCCGATTGGATGGAACGAAGATGAAAAAGAATTAAAGCGTTCAGATGATTTATTTGGGGTGTTCACAAATCTTTCTAATAATTTAAAATTCGTTGGTGATGCTTATAATTATATATCATCTATTTACGATTTAGCAGGGATAGAAGCAGATATAATTTTAACTAAATATGAAAGAAACGGCTATACTGATGAATGGGAAGTTTCATATAGAGGATATTTAGATTTAACAACATATACATTAGAAGATAATAAACTTTCTGTTAAATTCAATGAAAGCGGTTTTTATAAAAAGATACAAAATCGAAAAAATATTCAGTTTGAAATGCAACGACCAGATACAGCAGATGGGGTTGCATTACCAGATATGAGGATAGATAGAATAGCATTACCGATACGAAAAATACAATTAATAAATTCAGCAGTAAAAGGGGATTTAAGAGTTAGTGATTTATATATTATGGATGGTAACATACCAACTTATTATACACCAACAACAAAAGATAGTGTTGCATCATCTGAATCTTTTAGTACTATTGATTCTATCAAGGTCAGCCAAAGTAATGGATTTAATGCATCAAATGCTTTTTATGTAAATGCTAAAGGGACAATAAAAGCAAGATTTTCATTCACAATGCGTGGTTGGCTCACACAAAACATTTATGGTTCATTAACTAATCATTCGATGTCATATGAATTACAATTAATAAAATTTTTAAATGTAACAGATTATACACAACAAGATGTTTTATATACATTTGTAACTTGGAGTGGGTCGCCTGATAGTAATAACGATATTAAATATTGGATAGATTTTACATTACCTGAAACTCAAATAACATTAACTAATGGTCAAGGATTAGCTATTGCTATTAAATCTACTAAATTATCTGGGGCAAATTCTTTTACACATTACAATACAACACTTGATAAATATGATATGTTATGGATAGAAGATTCCGAATTTATAGATTCCCCTTATCTTAATTATAAAATATTATTACCATTTGAAACTGCAGAAAGATTGATAGCAATAATGACTGGGCGATTAGGGGCTTTACATTCGACTTTCTTAGGTAGAACGGACATAGATTATGAGCAAGATGGTAAAGGTTCATTATGCGGTATTACAAGCGGGTTTTGGGTAAGAGGTTTTGAAACTATCGGGGTTGATAAAACATACCATTTAACAACTTCTTTTGATGATTTTCTAAAGAGTTTTATGGCAGTTTATAATATTGGTATGGGATTAGAATATGCTAGAGGTAGTGAAAGGGTTGTAATTGAAGAATTAGATTACTTTTTTGGGGAAGAGATTTCTATTATAATACCAGAGCAAGTATCTAAAGTGAAAAGGAATATAGCGGATAAATTACATTTTGCTAGTCTAGAGTTTGGTTATGATTTCGCTGGAAATTATGAAGAGGCAACTGGGTTAGATGAATATAATATTAAAAATACATATACTACTTGCATAACTAAAACAGATAATAAATACGATAAAATTTCTAAATACAGAGCGGACTCTTACGGGATTGAATTTGCGAGAAGAAAACCAGCGGCTAAGTTTGGTACAGAAGATACTAGATATGATAAAGATAATTTCTTAGTAGATATGAAACGCAGTTTAACCGAAGTGTTTGAAACAAGATTATGGGATGATGATTTAAAAGTTTTACCTACTGGGGTTTATTCGCCTGAAACAGCATATAATCTTAAATTAAGTCCGATGAATAATCTAATTCGTCATAGTTGGTATTTAAAAGCTGGATTAGAAAAATACTTAGATAAATTTATACGTTATTCTAGTACAGAGGGTAATAGTAGCTTGGTAACAGAGCCGAATGAATTATCTTTTGCATTACAAGAAAATGGAACACTACAAAACAACTTACTTGCTAGAAGTTTAATAAATCCTATTTGGATTGAATTTGAATATCCTTTAGATAGGGATTTAGCAATGCAGGTATTTGGCAAAACAAATGGTAAACAAAATTATTACGGATTGGTACAATTCATAAATGAAAAAAATGAAATTGAATTTGGTTATCTTTGGGATTTAAAACCTAACAAAGAGGGTAAGTGGAAATTATTAAAAGCAAATAAATTAACCTTTAATTAAACGGATATGGCTTTTTCAAAAATAACGATAGATTTTGGTAGTGTCCCATTAGTAGATGAATTTCTAGCATTTAGCGAGAATAATGTTGCGTTACTTTTAATGACAGAAACATTTAAAGAGGTGCGTTCAGCAAATTATCAGGTTACACTTCCTATTTTTGAGCCTGATGATGGGATACACCCTGATAGATGGATTGGGAATATAGCAACTAATTTCAAAAATGCTTTTAATTTAGATTACAATACTACTAATTTATTCACAGTAGAAACGATTTTAGATGCCCCTAATTCTGGGACTGGGAGTGTTATTATTACAGCTAATTATAATAATGCGGTATTCGCCGAAACAGCTAATAACAGCGGTGCAATTATAACCATAGAGAATCAAGTAACAGTAACTCCGCTTACAATTACAAGTACTTCATTTCTACCATCAGCATCACCTCCTAAAGCGAGTACGATAGCAATACAAGTAGATACTAATATGCAGGTGCTTATGGTTACAGCACCGATAACGTATTTCCCAACTACTAATCCGTTTTATTTTGAATATGCTAGAGGTACTACGTTTACTTTAACGATGCATAATGCAGATGGTTATCCAGCATCAAAAGTAATTAGAACACCAGACGAATTAAAACTTTCTAATACAACACTAAACATAATTAATACACCATCGGGAGCGACTGTTTCTGCGGTTGTAACTTCTGTTTATGGATTAACACTTCAATATTCTTTAGACAATATAAATTGGCAGAGTTCTAATTTATTCTCTGGGATTGCAGATGGTAGTTATGTAATGTATATAAAAGAGCAGTACGGATATACCATTCAAAAACCATTTACAATAAGTAATACTATCGGGGGTAATATTGAGGTAGCACCATATTTTATTATTCCGATACCTAATTCAATACGATTTGCTCAAAGATATGCAACAAAGAAAAATATAAACACTACTCTTTCAAATGAAGAGCCAGTTAGATTAGCGTATTGTGCTACACAAAAATTTCTTACTACAGATATAATAACAACGCAAGTAAAAACGAGTTATTCTAACTTAACAGCTTATATAACCGATGGGGTTACAGATACACCAATTACGATAACCAAAAAAACAGAGTATATTGGTGCTAAAGACAAACGTGATGGGGATATACGCAGACGACCAGATGGGAATTTAGGAGTAAGTTTTATTAGTGGTAATTTATATAATTACGATACAAATGCAATTATTGGCACTTATGATAGTGAGGGTAATTTACCAGCGTGGGCGAGTGTTGAAAGTTTCTTTTATGTTCCGACAATAGGATACCTTTCTATTTATGATATAGTTAGAGATGAAACAGATAGCTTTTGGGAAATCGTGGCTGAATACGATTATACTGGAGTCCCATTTTCAGAAAAAGTATCAACTATTTATAATGCACAAGGGTACGATGTATATGAATTTAATACAACAATGCTCGGGTATAAAGATAAACAGATACAAGTTGTTGTTGAAGCTACTAATAACGATTGGGAAGATGTAGGTTATATAAGTGAGATTATCGAAGTTCGTGATGAATTTGAGCATACAGTAGAAGTTGAATACTGGAACGATACTAATGTAGGATATATGTATTATCAAACTGGCATTGTGAATAAAATGATACACGATGGTCTTGTAACAAATTATAAACCTAATGGAGAGCAAGATGTTCACTTAGGGGATACAAAAGCAATATTAGTGGATACAACACTAAATAATACTTATGAATTGATAATCTTTGAGGTTACAACAGCAATAGTAAGACAAATTGCTTATGCGATGTCGCATAAATTTATTAGAATAAACGATTTACTATATGTTGCTAATAGCAAAATAGATGCTGAGAAGATAGGGGAACACACCAATCTTTACAATGTAAAAGTAACGCTGATTGAAGCTGGTAATTTCTATTCAGAGGAAATAACAGTAGAGAGAGCATACGGAGATTTAATTGGATTACTAACAGCCGAATACGACTACTTAAAAATTTAAGATATGAGCCAAGTACTTTTAAATGCGATTAACAATCTAACAACTAGATTCAACACGCTAATAGCAAACTCAAAAGGGATTGTACAACTCCCATCGGCTACTAATCCAATATTAGGAGCTGATTCAGTAGCAATTTATAAAAGCGATGAAGCTGGCACACAAAAAACACCAGTATCAGATTTGCCGATTAGTGATGATGTACAAGCCGCTTTGAATTTAAAAGAAGATATCGCTAACAAAGGAGCTGCTAACGGCTACCCTTCTTTAGGCTCTGATGCAAAAGTGCCGGATACACAACTACCGAGTAACCTAACAGCTTTACCTGCTAAAGTAACAGCTTTAGAACAAAACCAAGTAGATGGCTGGATACGAAGCAACACTTTAGCAGAATTAAACGCACTACCTACTAAAAGCGAAAGCACTCGCTATGTAGTAGATTCTGATGCCACAGCCACCAACAACGGTACTTACAAATGGAGTGGGAGTGCTTTTGTTAATATTGCAGAAACGTACGCAAGTGTTTTAGACGGAACTAACATTACTCAAGCACCGCAGGTAAAAACGGTGTTTAATGGGATTAAATATAAATCAAATTTAGAAGCTGGTAAAAATAAATTTAATAAAAATGATCCTTCAATAATAACTCCGGGTTATTTTAGTAATGTTTCAGGTAATATTGCCACAACACCATCAACTACATTTATAACACATTACATTCCTATTAAAGCAGGACAAACTTTGTATGCTATAAATATGTGGGGGGGTTCAGGAGTTCATCACGAGCTAACAGATGTAAATAGATTAAATCCAACTTTTGTAGCCGCAATACCTGCAAAAACTGTTACAGCTACAATAGATGGTTTTGTTAGAATTTCATTAGAAACTACAACAAAATCATTAATTAATACACAAATAGAATTAGGAACTTCGGCAACAACTTTTGAACCATATAAATTAACTGTTTTAGAAACAGAAATACCATCAACAATAACAAGAAACACGAATTTATTAGATTATTCAAAATTAGAAGTTGGTAAAAATAAATTTAATAAAAATGACCCAAATATAATAACTCCGGGTTATTTTGACAATTCAAGCGGTAGGATTGAAACAAGTTTACCTAATAATTCGATAACGGGGTATATACCTATTAAAGCAGGTCAAACACTATATTCTCCTGTAATGTGGAATGGTAGTGGTGTACGACATGAATTAACAGATGTAAATAAACAAAATCCTGTTTATGTTTTAGCAGTCGCTAATAGAACAGTAACAGCAACAGTAGATGGATTTGCAAGAATATCAATAACTGTTACAACACCATCTTACGGGACTGTACAAATAGAGGAAGGAACTGTTGCTACATCTTATGTGCCTTATTTATATGGTGTTGATGAAAAATTAATTCCACCAACAATACAAAGAACTGAAGAAGTTATTGTTTATACTTTTGATTCTGATCCATTAAATAGTACTGTTAATTTTAATGGAGCTACTGCTGTTGCTGATGCTTTGAATTTTATAACAGATGCAAGTAAATCTAAAAAATATAAATTAATAGGGAAAGGTAATTTTAAGGCAACAAATTATTTAACTGATTTCCCTATGACTGATTATATCGGTGAGTTTTGTTTAATAAACGGCAAGGATTATGTTGATATTGAGGGAATTTCATTAGGTTCATTAATTTTTGAAGTAGAATTACCCGACAATTTAGGTACTGGATTTGCTTACAACAATTACCAAGTGGCTGCATGGAATGTTAATGCCACTTTAAAAAACGCAATGGTAATTGCTAAAAATTGCAGATATGCTATGCATATAGAGAGCCCTTCATCATCAAAAAATATAGAATTGACTTTTGATAATTGTTTATTTTGGCATAAAGGTAATTTTAATAATGCACTAACGGTATGGAGTTCTTCAAACGCTATAGGTTCAGGTTTACAAAGTGGTCAAAAATTTAATATAAATAATTGTACTATTAGGTCGGATTATCAAACAGGGATTGCATGTCATTCGCCTTTAAATAATGTTGTTGCTGATTTTTCTGTAAATTTAAATAAATGTAATTTTATAGGTGCAAATCCTCATAATTTCTCAACATATATAACTGATAAAAAAATAAATGTAAATATAAGTGATTGTATATACAATGGAAATACTTTTTTATCTAATACGACAAAATATTTTAATTCAGCAAAAACAGCCGATTATAGTGGTGTTAATATTAGATTAAATAACCCTGTTTTATATAAAGGAGACGGCACAAGAGGTAAGGGATTAAGAATAACAAGTAAATCAACAGGAACATTATCTTCTGTAAAATTCGATGAAACATATTCAGCGTTTAATTTAATAATAGGAGATTCTAAACAATTAAATGAAATAGAAAACAATTATTTCTTTACACAAAAATTTGGGTATATGTGGAAATTAGGACAAGTTGGTTCTAAAGGAGTTGCTATTGGTTTGATTGATATTGATTCATCAAATACATCTAAAACTAATGGATTAGGAACTTTGTTAGGGGATTGTTCTACTGTAAATAAAACATTAAGGGTAATAATAGATGGAAGTGGTTTTAATATTTTATTTAATGAAAATTTTACAGCTCAAACAAATGCTTATGTAATTGCTAAAATTGTTGCAGTTATAGGAGCTGTTGCTGATGTAGATGAATTTGTTGTTGAAAGTTTGTATTATCCTGATACTACTTATTCAGAAATCCTAAAAAATACAGATATAACTGAAATAAAAGCAGGAATGGGTGTTGTTAAGAATGGCATTAATTCAATGCGTAGAGCAACTAATATAGATACCTATATCGACGGAATTTGTTTATATGATACTCCAATAAACAGTTTATCAAAAGTATTAACAAAAGGGAGTATTTTATATGCAATGAATAGTGGTTTTCAATTTTCAACTTTAGAAAATGTAAACATACAAAGGAATATAGGTATTGAATTAGGGATAGGTACTACTCCTGGGGTATTTGAGCCGTCTGCTACTGTTAAAGCAATTAGAGCAATAGGAACTAATATTTTTAATATAATATAAACCATGCTTAACCTCATAAGAATCCATTAACCAATCTGTATTATGAAAGAATTTTTTAAAAACCTGTTTTGCGAGTTACATTATTTTAGTAAAGAGATTTATTTAACCGTGTCGTTGGCTATTTCGTATGTATTAGCGTATTATACTGATATTGAATTAGCATTAACGGCTTTTGCTATTTGTACTGCTTTAGATTCACTAACCAGAATTGCTGCAAATGCAAAAAAGAAAGGATTGGTTTTTAATCCGTTTTTAAAAGAATTTTGGAAAGAAATTAATAGTCAAGGTTTAAGAAATACAATGGAGAAAGTCTTTTTACAATACGGTGTTTATTTAATTATAGCATTTGTGATTGATATTTTAGTTTTTAAGCAGTTGGTTATATTCAATATTTACGATAGACCTATGACATTGCCTGTAATTGCTTTGTATTTATTCACAGCAATTGAGATTTGGAGTATTGGTGAGAATATAGAAGATGCAGGTTTTGACAATATATTTAAAAGGATACTTCAATTTTTACCTGATAAAGTACAACAAATATTTAAGAAAACAGTATGATTACTAAAAGCGAACTGAACATACTTGCCATTGAATTTGGTTTAAATGTTGCTTCCATAAAGGCGATAATCGCCGTTGAAAGTGGTGGTAAAGGTTTTGACGATAAAACGGGAAAAATCATTATTCAGTTTGAGCCACAATGGTACAAAAGAAAAGCACCTTACACTCCGAGTGGAAAATGGAGTTTAAATGGTGTAGAACGGCAAGAACGAGAGTGGATTGCTTTTAATAATGCCTTTAGTTTAAATCCAAATGCAGCAATGGAAAGTACTTCAATAGGATTAATGCAGGTTATGGGCTTTCATTACAAACTCTTAGGATTTAAGAAAGTTGGCGATATGTGGGATTTTGCCAAAAAAAGTGAAATGAATCAGTTGTGGTTAGGATTAAAATTTATACAAAGTAACAAGAAAATGCACACCGCTTTAAAAAACAATGACTTTAGCACCTTTGCTTATTACTACAACGGAAGTGGCTATAAAAAATACAATTACGATACGAAATTAAATGATGCTTATAACCAACACAAACATTTGATATGAAATACTTTTTAAGGATATTACCCTACATACTCATTTTAATATTGAGTTCGCTTTTAGTAGTGAAATGCCAGAATGAAAACACTTTAGAAAGTGCTTTAATAGCTTCTAATTCTGAAACTAATTTTTATAAAAATGAGTTAGGAACTGTAACCACAACAACTCA